GTATGATTACTAACAATCAAGGTCAGATGACAACTAAATCACAGGCACGCAAATTGCGTAACCTACAACAATTTGGATATGAGTTATGATAGGTATTGATATTATTAAGAAGTTCGAGGGTTGTAAACTAAAGGCCTACCTTTGTCCTGCTGGTGTTCCTACGATTGGATATGGTCATACTTATGGTGTAAAGCTTGATCGAACTATTACACAAGATCAAGCTAACATTCTACTAGAGCAAGACTATCAAGATGCTTTGAATGCTGTGGAGGAACTGATTAAGGTTCCTCTTAGCGAGAATCAGATTGGTGCTCTAGCAAGTTTTGTATTCAATCTTGGTCGAGGTAAGCTACTAGGGTCAACCCTTAGAAAGAAACTCAACCAAGGCGATTATAATGGTGCTGCTGAGGAGTTTGATAAGTGGGTGTTTGCCGGCGGTGTGAAACTCAATGGTCTAGTTGCACGTAGAGCAGCAGAACGCCAACTATTTGAAAGTTAATTATGGGTTCTTTACAAGCAAGTCCACGTGGAGCAGTACTAGGAAGGATTGCTGATCTACTAAAGCAAGGTAAATCTTTTGGTAATAAATATGAAGTTAAAGATTATGTACCGCTCTTGGGTGGTACTGGTCTTGGTGATTTGTTTATGGGTAAAGCACCTGAATTAGCTGATGATATGTCTTATAACTTATCGTCAGTTATTCGTGGTGGTAATGCTGCTACTGGAGGTCTAGGAACTCTTACTCTAGATCCACGATCTGCTGATGCTGCTATGTTAGCTGTTGATGTTGGTGGTATTTCCAAAGGTCTTTCTGGACTGTCTAAAAAATCAGCAACAGCATTATACGACAAGCTAGTAGAAGGTGGTACATCTGTATCTAGGCGAGATGCTCTCAAGAAACTGGGAGCACTAGCTGCCTCTACTGCAACTGCTGGTGGTGCAGTTGGTGTAGCTAGAAAACTTGGTAAAGAAACTGCTGAAGCAACTGTTCCTAAAGTAGCTGATAATGTGGCTGTTCAATCTGCTAAGAAGTATAAATTTAATACTTTAGCTGAGTATCTAGATGATGTTAAAATGCGAACTGATGAACACATGTGGGATAACTATGATCCTCCAAATGTAACTTCATACAAAGGTCATCCAGATTATGATGGTGATGTTGCAGCGTGGGATAAGAATCATAAAAAAGCCTATGCTGATATGTTAGATACAGATGAAACTATCTATAGATCTTTAAAATCTTCCTATGGTCCTAATGGTACATATGATCCAGTTAAATATGAGATTCCTAAAGGCCATCAAGGGCAATTTGATTTGTGGCAACAAGAGCAAAATGCTTTCAGTCCACAAGCTAAACAAGAAATGAAAGCCTTTAAAACCAATGTACAAGATCTACATGATTCTTATATTGGTGATGGTACTAAGGCAGACTGGGCTTCGTGGATAGCTAATAACCGATCATCTGATAATGGTGCTATGGGTATTCAAAGAATTATCTCAGGTGAATTCTAATGAATGAAGAGGATCTCCTAAAACAACTCCAACAATACTTCTTTCAGAATAGGGACACTGTTCAAAGGCAATATGATCCCAATCAAGCTAAGGTTTGGACTGATAGTTATTCTCTACAAGATCTATATCGTAATGCTATTGACAAAGGTATTTATTCTCCAGAGAAAATGCAAACCATGCCTAACAACTATCAAGATCAAACTGACATGACTTTGCGTAGGTTGATGGAACAGCAACAGAAAAGAATCAAGATGTAAAAAAAGCCCCAACTCGTGAGAGAAGGGGCTTTTACTTTTAGTGCTTAGTTTTATCTACATTATGTTTAAAGACCAGAGCAACTTCCCAGTCAGGTTCTTCGTCGAAGTCAGTTACAAAAGCAACTCCATCTTTACCTTCAGGATGATCTTTTAATTCACGAATAGTTTCTAGTAGTAGTGCTTTGAAATCTTCGTTCATAAACCACAGACTCCTGAAACGCAAGCACGATCTACATTTTCTTCATAGGTTATACCTTTATGTTTAAGTGCTTCTTCGTATGGTACCTCAGTTAAGGGCTGACCTCCTCTACTTCCGTCTGGATAACATGTAAAGCCGCGTAACCGTGGGGCGTAGGATGCCAGAACCTGAGCGAATCTACCAACGTCGTCTGGACCATTGCCTTTACTTCCCCAAGAGGGCAGGTTAATGGTGGAACTAATTGACATATCAACGTAATCTTGAATATCCGCTTGGAATTTAAGTCGTTTTTCGTAGTCGTGCGATAATCCATAGGCAGTCTCAATCTTAGTAGGATCTAGTCCATATTCTTTAATTAGTTGATCGGCAGTTGCGTCAACAACATACTCATATTTCCACTTAGTTCCATCAGTAAGGTAACGCCGCTTGTAGGCCACTGCAAACAGTGGTTCAATTCCGGTAGTAGTTCCGGCAAGAATTCCAATACTCCCCGTTGGTGCAATAGCTCGATAAGCCACTGGCTTGGAAATGTACAACCGTTCGCAATGTTCATTAGCACTTCGTTCTGATTCCTCTCTATATACTTTCAACCATTTATGTAGTTCTGGAGTTACTTCATATCCTTGTCCACGTTGGAGGAGCCAAGCATGAATCCCCATAAGCCCAAGTCCTAGTCGGCGATTCTTTTCCCTAACCTTATAGACCTTCTCATACGGTAGGTCGGCGCGGAGAGTTCCACAGACAAGGAATTTACTCCCAAGTTCAACAACATGTTTGAACTCTTCCAGACTACTAATATTAGAGATATTGATGCTCCCAAGATTGCAAACATCGCTATCATCCTCAGATGTAACTTCCGTACATGCATTTCTAAGGGTTTCATTTTGTTTATCACCAAAGTTAAAGCTAAAGCCCGGCTCACCTGTCATCATAGCTTGACGACAATTCTCTACGAATGTATTGAGGTTAGCGCGATCTGCATTATACAACCATTTATCATCATAATTAACAGAGATGTTAGTCATGTCTAGTGGTGCAGGGAAGTTAAAGTCCTTAAGTTTCATGGCTTTAATTTCATCTGACCAATTCTTAGCTTGCAAGAATGCTGGAATATCTTCATGCAACCAATTAAGGGATGCATAAATTGCACTACGTCGAGATCCTCCCTGCATTACAGATCTTCCGATCTCATTAATAGCATGCATAAGTGGAATAGGACCACTTGAGATTCCACCTGTCCGCCGCAAAGGTTTCCCTGCTGGTCTAAATAGGGAGTAATCAGAACCTATACCGCCTCCTGTCATCAAGCAGTTAGACGAACGTTGCATGAGAGCACCCCACTCTTCACGTGTATCTTCTTCTCCACGTAGAAGAAAACAGTTATTAAAATAAGAATTTTCACGTCCAGCATACCAAAGGTACCGGCCACCAGGCACGAATTTCATAGTTTTAATATACTCTGCAAGCTGTGCTTGATCCTCTTTAGACATTAGATCACGATCTTTACCCCAACGAGTACCGCACACATCTTCTACAAGACGCTCAGACAAAGCATCCCATGTATCATTGACTCCCTGTGCATACTTAGTCTTAAAAATTGTCTCGGCAAAGCTATTTTTAAATCTTTGTTGTTGCATATTCTCTCACCTGTTGCTTCCACTCTTCATCTTGTAGATGATTCAGTAGAACTTTTTTTATTGTTCTAGCCTCGTGTTGTTGTTTCTTAATTGGATTGGTAGGATTCTTCTTCCCAACCCATGTCTTCGGTAGTTTCACAGTAATAAGCTCGTAGTTTGTCTTGTTTATCGTCAATATAACTCTCAAGAATGTCAACTAATTCTTCACTAGATAAATCTAGAAGTTCAATTACTGTTACCTCATCCTCATGTTTTAGTTTTTCCTTAAGATCGTCGAACGTCATTTCTTAAAATTACTCATAATGCGCTGACCAAAGAGGAAACCAAAAGCAATATTCGCAGCCTCTAGACCAATAATTTTAATGGGTACCTCAATCTCTGGCACAAAGGACATACCCACACCACCTAGAATGACCACAAAGGACGCTAGGTAGCGCGCTGACGCACGCAAATCAACTACCCACTGGGATGGTGTACCCCCCGGATTATCAAGAGCAGCAAGCGCGTTTAAACGTTTAATATCCTGTTCTTCTAGTTTGATTTGATCCTCAATAGAAGTAGGCTTAACACCACCCGTGAGGGCGGTGATGCCTTGCTTAACTCCTTCCACACCTACTGGAATAAGTGCAGACAATAATGTTGTTAGTAATATACTCATCATGGCATCCAATTAAATAGTTGATTGTCTAATTCTTTGGCAAGAAGATTATTGATTGTCTTAGCCACTTGGCGAATCTCCCATTGGGCATGTGTATCTGCTCTAAGTTTAATGAAATCCAGCCATGCTTGGAAGTTTCCTGTAACAATAAGTTCAGTTGTGGTAGCTTCTGGGAGTACAAAGCGTGCATCTTCTTTCTTAACTCCTAATGAAATAAGTTCATCGTAGGCCATTTGAGATTGAAGAACGGCTGTGTAATAAGCTTTATGCTGTTCATCTGTTAGTACGGGAGTAACAAAACTAGCATTTTTTTCATTACAATAGCGCTGACTACGTTGAAGAAAGTCTAGATGTTTGCTGCGTACAAATTGGTGAGAACAGACTCGTGAGATTCCTGATACATGGAAGGTAGCGTGAGCGAAGCGGAGAGTTGCCAAGTGTCCTTTGTCTTTACAAGAGACAGCTCGTTTAACACAAGTACTTTTTTCAAGATTAGAATTGTAACATATTCCAGCATACTCACCAATCTGTTGGAGTGCATTTGGTGTAATGAATTTGAGTTCAACGTGCATCCCTCACTCCATATTTATACGGACCTGTCTTTGGATTAGCAACCGCTTTGTAGTTATTAGCACAAAGACGATGCCAAGCTTGGTATTGTTTAGATCTTACATACATATTTTTAGGATCATCATATTCTTTACAATAAGGACACTTCATTTTGCCAGCATCTCCAGTAGCATCATATGCATCAGATCTAGCA